CTGTAATCGCCTGTCTAACATTCTTGTCTGAATTATTTGCACCTTCTTGTGCTTTTGGTAAGCTTTCTTTGGCCATTTCTAAAATTGTCTGATATGCAGTTTGTTTGATAATGTGTCGAACCGCAGTGACAAGGTACTTACCTGAATAAGCTTTGTCCAGTTCTTTTGTATTGTTTGTTGGTTTTAGTGTGAAAAGATTGAATTCAACTACCTTACCTGCTGTCAGACCTGGATCACCAGGCACGGCCATTTTTAGTGCCGTAAAGTTTGCAAGTGAAATTGCAGCGGTTCTAAGTGGTAAGATTGTTTCAATGAAAATGTCTTTTGCAAATCCACCTTCTTTTTCTTTGATGTAAGGTACATTTCCATGGTTTGAATTGCCTGTTGCAACTTTTAACACACCTTCTGGTGATTGATTCAATGCTTTATCAAATCTATTTTTCAATTCATTCAAAATACCACCAGGATTCAACTTTTCCATTGTGTCTTTCATCTTGTTATAATCAAAATCTGTCACGTTGAATGACCGAGTTAATGGGTCAATAGAAATCAACCTATTTGCAAACGAACCAGATGTAATTTCTTGTAATGCATCATATGTTTTGGAGAATTCATACTCAATCACATTGTATGCTTTTTCTTGGAAATCTTGTTTCTTATTATCTAAGTTCATTGGCTCATACTTGTATGTTGCATAAACTTTGTCTTTGTACATGGATTGTAGAGACCTAAAGTTGAAACCTTCTTTTGTTTCAAAGAACAACATGTCAGCGGTGCTGTTTTGTTTTTTTGGTCTTGCATATGTTGATACCCAACTGATAGTTTCAAATGGTTTTAATTTTGGCACAATAAAATCATAAACACCAGTTGTTTCTTCAATTACATTGATGTTTTTTGGTTTGACTTTAAGTTTTTCTGTTAATACATCTTTAACAATTTCAGAAACCTTTTGGCCAGAATATGACTTACTTATCTTTGTCTGCTCTGAAAGCATCAATTCTTCAGAACAGAAATGTAGTGTGTAGACCTCAGTGTTATGATTTCCACCTGGTTTTCTATCACCAATCTTATACACCCTAAAAATTTGGTCGTTAGCATTAGGACCATTTTTCACTTTACCAAAATTTACTTCAAGATATTCGTTGCCAGTTAACTGTAGAAGTTCAATGAAACCTTGTCCATCAACTACAGTCACATAACCAGATGCTGCAAATGTGTAGATATCTTCATAATATGAAAACTCCATCATTATTTTTTTAAGTTCTATTCTTTTACCATTCGATGTTAAAAAATTAAGTGTCTTTAAAGAATAGTCTTGTGGTGAATAAGCACCAGAAGCTTCAACTGGAGTGGGATTATTTGTGGCCATATTAACTCATCAAATCTTGAAATTCAGTTTCCAATTGGTCAACATATTTTGAATTCAATATGTTAATGTTTCTTTTTGATTCATTTAAATTCATTTCATATTCATAATTGGTTATAGGTGTTGATTGTATTGTTATATCCAAATAACTTTTTGTATTGGCTGTTGTAGAAAGTCCATTTGCCAATCGGCGTTCATTAAGTTCAATTGTTTTAACTAAACCAACACCAAGAAATTCTTCAGTTGAAATGATAAAACTTTCTGTGACTGTTTGGTCATCATCAGTGCCACGGGTAGTTTTGGTAATCACCTTTTCATAATGATGTAAATTATTCAATGTGTTACCATACTTGTCATTTACATACTCATTAAACTGTATTGAATTGAGTGGCCAGTCCCATTGTGGATCCAACATCTTGTTTGCAAACAATACTATCCAATAACGATATGGATCATCATAGTATTTGTATGCAACAATTTCTGGTGTATCACCATCTTGTATATCATATTTGTAATATACCATTGGATTCTTTAAAATCTCTGGTAGAATACTGACTCTGGCCATAAGATTCGTCATAATGGTGGAAATACCATTATTATTTGTGTGAATTATTTTTGGGAGTGTATCAAAATATTGCATTTCAATAACCATCCTTTTCTATTTTTTCTCTGTCTATCAATTCTATTTCTTTAAAACTAATAGACATTGTAGTTTGAATTGGTGCACCATCTGTATGTGCAGACCATCCGTTTGGTGCATAATTCACATCAATAGTTTCAATAACACATTCTGACACTTTACCAATGTTTTCATTTTCTTTACCGTTAGACATAAATTTCAAATTAAATGTAGAAGGTGGTACAAAAAGCATGCCAGCAGAACCTGAAACAATTCTTGGTGCAGCATGTGTCTTAAACATCTTGACAATATTCTTTACTGCGGTTGCCTCATCTTTTGAAAATGGTGTAAAAGTAAAAGACATTTGAAATGACCTGAAATCTATACCATCAAACAACAATTGTTGTTGTGGGTTGAGTGCAAGGCCTTGTGATGATAGAGCTAATTTAGCAGCATTTGATTGAACTGCTGAAAATGCTGGTGTTGCCACTTCTTTTACACCAGGAATTCTTGTTAAAATCGATTCTGCAATTTCAAGTAGACTTGTTTGGTTGTATCCTGCTGCGTTGGTAAATTCCAATGTATCTGGCATGTATAAGTTTATTGCAGCTTTAATCTTTGATTTTTTTTGTTTAAATGTTATTTGTGCTTGACTTGAAAAAGCTGAAATCGAACCGATTCCTTTGTTTACTATACCGTCACCGGCAAATCCTTTTGTAACCGCACTGGTTAATTCTTCTGTACTATTCTTTACACCATTCCAAGCATCACTCAATGTATATGATTTACCTTGTTGATAACCGGTGGGCTGTACTTCATTAATTGTGAATTGTACCACATGGTTTCTTGTTGCAGACTGCAAATCTCTCGGATAAGATAAAACTTCTATTTGATTATTGTTACCAAACAATTTACCCAAAGGACCTTTAAGTGCAGCTCCAGGAATTGACACGCCACCGATTGATGTTGGGATTGAAATTATTGCCATGGTCTTTTCTAAAAAGATTGATATATAGTATTTATGGCATATTCTGGAAGATTCCAACCCTCAAATCCTCAAAAATACGCAGGGGATTACAAAAATATCATTTATCGCTCATCATGGGAATGCCGAGTGATGAATTGGCTCGACAAAAATCCAAATATTGTGTCTTGGGCTTCAGAGGAACTCATAATTCCATACAAATCTCCTGTGGATAATCGTATGCACCGTTATTTTCCTGATTTTGTCGTTAAAGTTTGTGATAGAGATGGTAAAACAAAAACTATGATGCTTGAAGTCAAACCGAAATATCAAACAATGGAACCTGAAAAGAAGAAACGTGTTACTAAACAATACATACGGGAGGTTGTAACTTGGGGTGTCAATCAGGCCAAGTTCAAGGCGGCAACAGAATATTGTTTAGACCGTGGTTGGGAATTCAAACTTATAACGGAACACGATCTCGGACTATAACTAAATATCCGATGATAACAAAATCCATACTCACTACACTGTCAGAAGAAAAGGTTTCGGCTAACTATCAAACGATGAGCCGAGAATCTATGACATGGTTATTAAAACGAATTGCAGATTTAAGAAACCCTGGTCGATTAGCCATTCCAATAACAAGGGAGAAGTCTCGCTGGACCAAACCATCCGATAGACAAAAGTTTTTGATGGGTGGGCTATACTACTTCGTATATGATCCTAAAGGCAAAAGCGATTTGCCTTATTATGATAGATTTCCATTGGTTTTGCCTTTAAAACGACAATCTGATGGTTTTCTTGGGTTAAACATACATTATTTGCCACTTCGTTATAGATTAATTTTTATGAAGAAGTTGTTGAATTTTGCAATTTACAATGATGAAGATGAGATTAAGAGAATTCGTATCACATATCCAATGTTGGATGCATCATCTAGGTTAAAAGAATTTAAACCATGTATCAAACATTATTTGTATGGCCACATTAAATCCAGAATATTGGCTGTCGAACCTAACGAATGGGACATTGCAATGTATTTGCCTGTACACCAATTCAAGAAGGCTCAACCAAAAGAAGTCTGGAAAGACTCAGTAGAAGAAATAAGGAACTAAGATGCCAGTTTCAATTAGCGGTTTTAAATCATCTTTCACCGGCGATTTGGCTAGACCGAATCGTTTTGAGGTCGATGTTCCTATTCCTTTTACACTGTTGGCTTATGTAAAGACCAATAGAAACCTGAAATATAGATGTGAGAACGCAAATCTACCAGGTAGAACACTTGCAACAATCGAACAAAAGACATATGGTCCGATTGAGAAGTTTCCATATCAAAACACATACAGTGACATTGATTTGACATTTATTGTTGATGATGATATGTCACAAAAAGTATTCTTTGATGCGTGGTTGAACTTTATCAATCCGTTGTACAACAACAACTTTAGATATAAAAGTGATTATTGTACAGATTTGACAATAACACAATATGATGTTACGAATCAACCATCATACTCTTGCAACTTGTATGAGGCATTTCCAATTGCAATAAACCAAATGGACCTAGATTGGTCTAATGATGGTTACCACAAACTATCAGTGACATTTGCATACACTTACTGGAAGAACAATTCTCTCCAAGGCCTTGCGATGGAACTGTTGGATTCGGCAGTCGGAAATGTTATCGACAAGTACGGTGGGCTTGGTGGTACTGCAAAAGGTGCTATTGGTGCAATCACCGATAGTGCCACTGGTGCCATTGGTTCTGGAATTGATTCGATTGGCAAAAGTGCTGATAATATTAATGGATTTGTATAATTAAATTGGAGAAATTATGGCTTTACCTAAACTTGATGTGCCAACATATGAAATTGAATTACCTATATCTAAGAAAATAATTAAATATAGACCGTTTCTAGTTAAAGAACAAAAGAATCTATTGATGGCTCTGGAGTCAAATGAGTCCTCAACGATTCAACAGAATGTCCGTGACATACTGAACAATTGTACTTTGACTGAAGGTATCAATATCGACAAATTGCCTATCATTGATGTTGAATATTACTTCATCAATCTCAGAAGCAAATCTGTCGGTGAAATTGTAGAGACAAGATACCGTTGTAATAATGAGGTTGAAGAAAAGGTTTGTGGTAACATTATGGAAGCAAGTGTTAACCTACAGAACATTCAACCATATCGTGAGGAAGAAGTTAGTCCAGAAATTCAATTGACTGACAAGATTATGATTAAGATGAAGTACCCTGAGTTTGGTATCATCAAAGATTCTCTCAACATGGAAGATATTACTGAGGTGACTTTCAACTTGATTTCAGAAAGTATCGAACACATTTATGACGGCGATCAATTCTATTATGCACATGAGGCCGAACCTGGTGAAATGTTGGAGTTTGTTGAAGGTCTGAATCAGGCTCAATTTGAAAAGGTTGAACACTTCTTTAATAACTTACCAAAGTTAAAAGAAACGGTTGAGATGACTTGTAGTAAATGTGGTTTTTATCATAAAATTGACGTAGAAGGTCTCGAAAATTTTTTCGGTTGACGCTGCGTCACGATAACTTGAGGAATTATTACAAAACTAATTTCTCTTTGATGCAGCATCACAAATACAGTTTGACGGAGTTAGAAGCTATGTTGCCATGGGAAAGAGATATCTATGTCTCTATGTTGATTCAGTATATTGAGGAAGAAAATCAAAAAATAAGAGAACGACAAAAGAGATAAATGGCAAGAGACACCAGTAAGGATGTTACTCATCAACAATCGATGAGTAAATTGTCCGAAAAATCAAAACAAACTTCAGCTTCATTGCTGAATTCCACCAAGGCCACACCTAAGGCTCTTGCGGATAGTGGCGAAATGGATGGAGTTCTTGGTCAAATCTACCAATTGATGGTTGATAATCGCAAAGATGAATTGGCTCAAAGAGTAATAGAAGAAAAATATAAAAAAACTGATACAGGAAAAGAAGAACAACGCCACCAAGAATTGTTGAAGGCATTAACGGTTCGTAGAAGACCAAAGCCTAAGAGAGTCATTCGCCGTGAGAAGAAGGCGGAAGAAAAAGAGGCAGCTAAACCAACTGAACCAGCTAAGCCAACTGCGCCGGCCAAAAAGCCAGCAGAAACGGCTAAGAAACCACCTGAGCCGGCTAAGAAGCCACCTGAGCCGGCTAAGAAGCCACCTGAGCCGGCTAAGAAGCCAGCAGAACCAGCTAAGAAGCCAGCAGAAGATACTGCTAAAAAGGCTGCTGAAGATAAAGCCAAGAAAGCTGCTGAAGATAAAGCTAAAAAAGAATCCGAAGATAGAGCTAAAAAGGCTGCTGAAGATAAGGCTAAACGGGAAGCTGATGATAGAGCTAAAAAGGCTGCTGAAGATAAAGCCAAAAGGGCTGCTGAAGATAAAGCTAAACGGGAAGCTGATGATAGAGCCAAGAAAACTGCCGAACAGGTTAAACCGCCAGAGGTCAAACCACCACCAAAAGCGGAACAGGTTAAACCGCCAGAGGTCAAACCACCACCAAAAGCGGAAGCTGCACCTGCAGCACCAAAGCCAGCTCAAGTAAAACCGCCACCTACAGCTGCCGCTGTGAGTAAAGCTGCTTTATCAGGTAAAGCCCTTAAAGTGGCTGTTGCTTTGGGTGCCTTGGGAATTACTAGTAAATCTGCTATTGGTGCAATTATTTCGACTTCAGCAAAAGAATCTGGATTGGATCCTTTCAAACCGGAAGATGGTGCAAAAAAATGGGGTGTATCACTAGAAACAAGAGGAGTTGATTATCTTTATTTAAAATTTCCACAATTAGCTCCTGGTGGCCGTGTTGCAAAAGAATTGAATATGCCAAATGGAGTTTCGGCCGATTACAT